TACAGGTGGTATGTCAGCAGGTTCTGGCGTGTTTCCTTCTTCAAGCCAGATACTATATTGCGCATAATCTGTATTAGCTGGATCATTAGGAATACAAGCGTTATCTTCTATGCGGATTATTGATGTTGAGGTTGTTAATTTGTACATGATTATAGTTCCGCATTAAGAGGTGTATAAAATTCATACCAAACATAGATTGAGATGGTATTTGATTGAATTACGACACTATCTGTTGTTGCACTTACACCTCCAGCGTTAAAAGCAATATTGTTCCCAGAACTTGTAGTTAATTTATTTGCATTACCAACAATATCTACTACTGTCAATGTTGGTGCAGACCTCATAAGAACAGGAAGAAGCCATGTCATATCTTGAGCTGATGTTGTGCAACCAGCATGATACCTACGAGATGCTTGAAAATACCTCTGACACAACGCCAACTCAGTACCATACGCACGTTGGTCAAAGCTGGTATCTGTTGATCCTTTTTCTAGTTGTACGCCTGTGATGTAGAATGTCGCACCTGATGTGCCTACTACTGATGTTGCGCCTGTTACGGAGTCATATCTACCAGCAGCCCACGCACCAGCAGTGCCGCTTACTGTTGAACCAGCTCCTAGAGCAAAGTTTAGGTACAGCCCAACACCGTTTGTTGTAAGCCATGTTCCTGATGTGTCACCCGCAATGGTTACTGTTTTTTGTTCCCAAGCGTTTGCGGCAGAAATTGTGTAGCTATACGGGTAACTTCTATTTACCGCGCTGTTATAAATTGAACCGCCAAACGTGCCTGTCAAACTTGAGCGCACCCAAAACGACAGCGTGACAGTTGCCGCACCAGCGGCGCCCCAACCCAAATCAGCTACGTTAAATCCTTCAATGGGCTGATAAAGGTTAAATTGCTCAGACGCTCCAACCGAATACGCCGATGATGAAATAAATCCCAAATAGTTTTTAAACCCTGTTGGTGGAGTTACAGAGCCAGCGTTTTGTTGCCATGTACCTTTAGATGCAGCAGCACCAAAGTAACCCCAACGGTCAACTGTATAAGTATTTGCAGTCCCACTAGCCCCAGCATTACGCTGGTCTATAGCCATGTTGCCGTTGATAATTCTGTTTTTGAATCCGAAGGTGTTGGGCGTGTTTAATGACCCTGTGATCGTTTCATTTGGTGATGTGATTCCACTTGTTCCATCAAGTACAATAGCCATTATTTAGCCTCCAGTGCTTCTATACGAGCGTTTTGCGTGTCGATGATGGTTTTGAGTTCTTTAATGGAAGCTACAAGCAATGGAATAACTTCTGTATATGCAACGCCCAAAGTTCCTAATTCATCATCTTGTACACTGACAGCTTCAGGTAATACTGCTTGAACATCTTGAGCAATTAAGAATGAACGACTAACACCTTCTTCATCAGTCTTATATCTACCAGTAACTGAACGCAATGAATTTACCTTATCAAGTCCATTTTCAATAGGTATTAAATCTGTTTTTAAACGTTCGTCTGAATTTGATGACCATGCTGAACTTCCACTGCCCATGTAAACACCGACTTCACTAGCGTTAAAAACAACAAAAGTTGAGTTTGATGCAGAAGGACCAACAGACCAAGTCACAGAGTTACCATTCAATGCAAGGCGAGGTGTTCGACTATTGTTTGTCGTAGTCCCCACAAGCAAATTGCCTGAGGAGTCGATGCGCATGCGTTCTGCAAGAGCATCACTAATTCGAGTTTGAAATACCATTGCACCACCCGTTCCATTAGTGGTGGTATTAACTGCATCAATTTCAGCTATTGTTCTTATTGATGAATCTCTTGCTTGAAACAATAAAGACCCTGCTGTCGCTCCCGAAACAGTTGTATCCCCAGTACCGTCATGTATGCTTAATTGACCAGCAGTAGCAGATGCCCCTTTTACTTCAAGACGATAACTTGGACTACTCGTCCCAATCCCCACGTTGCCTGACGCATCTATTCTCATGCGTTCTATACTATTTGTAATAAATGATTGTGCATGAGCAGTTAAAGTCCCAAGCTCACCATTTCCATCCGATGGATGCGATCTGAATATTGTCTGTACCGATGTTGTGTAACAACATAATCCACTTTGTATCTCTAGTTTAAAACTTGTAGGAGTGCGACCAATCCCCACGTTCTGCGAGGCATCTATGGTCAGTGCGGTTGTGTCACCTGTTTGAAGGGCTAAGACACCTGAAGCATCGCCTGAAGCATCAATACCACCTACGCCTGTTGTTTTTGCATTTATTGTAGAAGCCATACTATAAAATCATCCATCGTGAGCCTGAAGGAATTGTAACCACTGCACCAGAAGCCACAGTCATAGGTCCGGTTGCTGTAGCGTTATATCCAGTGGGTATTGTGTATGAAGTAGAAACTGTTTTGTTGTTTAATACTAGCCCATTTGAGGCTAATAACTCTGGAGCTGTTACAGTAGTACTTGCGCCTATAGCTCCTGTTACTTCAAGTTTATATGTACCTGATGGTGTATTACCAAGTCCCACGTTGCCTGAAGCATCTTTATATATTTGATTTGTGCCTATAGCAACTACGCCTGTACCACCTGTAAGTGTGCCTGTGTAAGATATGTTGGCTGCGTTTAATGTTCCTGTGAATGTAGGTCCCGCGCTTAATACAGTGCTTCCAGTTCCAGTGCTTGTGGTTACGCCTGTACCCCCTGCTAACACAGGTAGAGTACCTGCAGCTAAGGCTGATGCTGATGTTGAATATATAGCGTTATTGGCTGTGGTAAATGTTGTTAATCCTGTACCCCCATAAGTAGTGCCAATAGTTGTACCATTCCAAGCGCCATTAGTAATAAGCGTTGAACCGCCTAAATTTAAGCTGTTAGTTCCCCAGTTAACTTCCGCTGGGATCATACCAAATCTACCCCATTCACCACCGACAGTACCGTTAGCTTCAAGAAATACTGTTGAGTACCCACCAGCAGCGACTACATCTACAGTAGCTCCAGCATTATCAGTAACAGTTAAATTTCCAGTAGAGTCATTATCAAATACCCAAATAGAACCCGTGGGCAATAAAGTGGCATCGGGGAGTTTGTATGTTTGAGTTGTAGTGCCTGTAAGAACTTGAAAATGAGACGAAGCTGCTGTTAAAGTTGTAATTGTCGCACTTGAAACTGTTTTAGCCAGCTCTTGAGTAACGCTATTAACAATTATATTTTCGTTAGCATCACGCAATACAACAGAGTTTGCGCCAGTAGACGTAGTAACGCCTGTACCACCATAAGCTACGCCTACGGTAGATCCTTGCCAAGTTCCAGAGGCAATAGTACCTAATGCGCTTACGTTTCCAGAAGCATCAAGATTTACAGACTTAGTTGCAGGGTAGCTTACAAATAAATTAACACCTCCGGGAAAGGTAACAGCACTACCAGCATTACTAGACGCTGAGATCGTTGTACGGGCTACTAAGTTTCCAGCAGTTGCGTAAGTACCTAAACCACATTCCCAATTTCCAACAGTGTCTGCGGCTGTATAGTAGGTTGTATTAGCATTGCCTATAGCAGTACCAAATGTTTGAAACCCTGTAACAGCCCCATTGCATGTAAAACTTACCGTTGTATTAGGAGTCGCTGTTTCCTGAACGCGATCTTTTAGGACTAAAGCCATTTAAGACCCCTTATATTTAAGAAGTAGCAGTTGTACTATAAGTAACGCTGACTGTATCGCCAACAGTTGTAATCTTAGCTGTAGCAAATGCACCAGCACTATATAAAGTACCTGCAGTGCTAGACTGAGTACTCACTGCGCCTGTGCCTGTAACTAAGAAACATCCAGCAACTGTACCACCAGCACCTGTAATAGTATAAGTAATTGCTGTAGCTAACGAAGTAGTTACGTTAGATGGACTCAACCCTGTTGACGAAGCTGCACCAAAAACTGCTGTACCTCTTACCGCTGAACCACCAACTGTATAGTTAGTAAACTCAGTCCAACCTGCATGTGATGTCATAGTATCCGCAGCAAGGAAAGTTGGCGAGCTATTAATAAGACCAAGGAAAGGTCCCACAGTAGTATAAGTAGTAGTTGTACGTAATAAGGTGTTTAATAACAGCTCTTTACCAATAGAGTTTACCAAGTTGGGAAATGACTCTTCCCACTTTAAGTTGCCGTCTTTATCACGACACTCGACATGGTAGTATCCTTCGATACCTACAGACTCACCTGCAACTGCGTTTGTACCCCATGCTGCTACAGCGTTATCGCCAAAGCCTTGTAATTCTTTATGCATTTTAATTCCTCTAAGAAATTCTAATAACAGCCGTTGTAGCTGTAGATGGTGGAAAAGTTACTGTAAATGTACCTGATGCAGTCTTATCTGAACCAAAGTCTAAAACAGCTACAGCGGCATTAGTTGTATCATTATATATCAAAGCGCCACGACATAGGAAATTAGCAGATGTCCATGACACATTATCAAAAGATATATATGCTGTAGAACCTGAACTAGCCGGAGCTATTGGTGTTAATACCTTACCCCCAGTTGTATACCCTGTGCCTGTAACTTCATTTAAAGATGTGTATTCTAAAGTTGCGGCAGTAAGTTCAGCGTTAGCTGTATATAGAGCTATCTTATAAACTTGAGTTGTACCTGCAGCAAAGTTCTCTAGCCCACTTAATAGGTTCTTTTTAAATATTGTACATTGTCCTTGAACTATCATAAGCCGCTATAAGGTATTTTGGTTTGATTGTTTCTGTATGCGTCTCCGCGTTCCAGCCCGTCACCTAGGCGTTTCAACTGAGCTAAGGCTTCTTGGTACTTTTGTTCATAGTAACCAACCATATCTGCTTCGCCTTTCATAAAAATCATAGCTTCACGCATAGCGCCGTAGAACAACACTGGGTCGTAGTTATCACCTAACCAGCTAGTACCAGATGCTGCTGTACTTATAGATTCAGGCATATAGTAATAATGTAATTCTACAGTATAGTTATCATCAGGTGTTGGAACTAACATTAATGAAAGCTCTGTAGGGTAAGTTAACTGTGGACCAAATATTGCGTAGTACTTAGGTAGGCCTGTAGCACTTGGATTAGGATAGGCCTCACGAATAAAACTCACATCCTTATCAATAAGATAATTATACGAACCTGAAGCATTGATTGCCGCAAGTGAGTACACAGCCATAAAGTCATTAGGGCAAGACAGATAAGGATTACTACTTGTTACATTACCTGTTACGTTTTTTCTAAGTACTGGAATCTGTACACTGTTGTATATACGGAGTTCTGCCTCTTGCACAAACAAGGGAATATTAGAGACAAACAGTTGCTCAGTATTCTCAGAATACGCTTGTATAGCTTGAACTAACGCAGCATAATTCATTGCTTATGCCATTGGACCGCGAGCCATTGTGCCTTTTGTAGCAGCACCTGTGCCTCGTATTTTAATACCAGTAGTCTTTATATCTTTTATAGGAGTTCCTGCACTGGGTACATCAGGTACTTTTACTGGTTTAATTTGTGGATATTTGTCAGATAAAATGCTCATATTAATCTCTATGTTGTAGTTACTGAACTAACTTGTCCTATTGCAACTAAGGCATTAGGGGTTAAAACTGCGTCAAACTGTGAAGCTCCACCTACAGGTGCCCAGCCCCATTCGAATATCCTAGACCCACCAGAAGGTAGGTTGTTTATGTCTAGCCCAGATACTTGATAACTTGTATCCCTACGTGGATTACGTAAAGCCTGTGGATCACTAATTGGGTACATGCCTAACTGCAACTGAGGCTGATCTGGCTCCCAGCACGTAGGGCAAACTAAAATATTAGTTATCTTAGTTTTTATAGTTAATGGTCTTAATTTTTTAAGTAAGTACTCCATGCCACAGCGATCACACTGGGCTATCGCAATCTTACCTAAAGCATACTTAGAACTCATCGGCTAAGTGACATCCGTGGAACCATACGCACTGGAGCTTTTTCTCTATTTTCTTCTGCAGCTAATTGGAACTGTTCATCATAAACTGCTTTTAATGCTTGGGCTCTTGCCAAATCCATATTTGGAAGTTTCATAGACAAATAGTAAGCTAAGCCTGCAACTAATGCAGGTAAAAATAAATAGGGTATATCTTGTGTATTAACACCATTACCAGCATCTTGCATTCTTCTTAAACGCCAGTATACAAACGTATATTGAGAGTCTGGTGCTTGTGGCGTAGGCCATACATTAATAGTTGGACTTGCTACACCTGTAGGAGTTGTTGCTCCTGATTGTCTATTTATCCAAACTTGGATAGGTTTACCTAACGCATTCTTATTAGGGATTGTCGCATAGGTGGACTCTGAAATTCTTGATATAGTTATATCTGATTGATTTTGACCTGAACCTGTGCGTATAACTTGGTCTAATAGGTCAACAGTATCAATAGGTAATGTATATGTCGCCACCCCTGTGCTAAGAACAATTTGTCCTTGCTCCACAGTCCAAAGATTTATGCCTTTGTTCCCCCATTCTATCAGGAGTAAATTAAGCGAACGCCTAGCTGTTTTAAAGTCATAACCACTACGAAGCTCAGAACCAGCACGTTCAAAGGCTTCTTCGATTATCTCTGAGAGGTCTATGTTAAATAGTGCAGTTCCAGTAGTGGTCATTTCTTAGCTCTTTTGTTTTTGGTAAGAGGAGGGAAGCTTTTTATCACTCCCCCTTTCTTGTACTCATCTACAGAATTAGGATCATCCTTACGAATGATCTTTTTACCTTTAGGCATTTTGCTTGGGTTAATATCGCCCATACCCCGTGAAGCTTTCATTAGACAAAACGACCACGAGTTTTGCCACGTTGAGCACACCCGTCACCACGAGAAGACGCTGAGGATTTAACTGAGCCGCCTGATTTATAACACGAAGTTTTAGTTTTAGCTTTAACAGATCCGCCTTTTTTCATACCTTTATTATCTTTAAAAGCGCCTTTTTTTTCAAAATAGTCTCTATTTGCGTCAATTCGTTTTTGTCTATCAGCATCTTCAGTATTTGGAACCAATGCTTTAGTTATGCGTCTAGCTTGTTCTGCATCACTTAAATTAGTATCATACTTAGGTGTTGATTTTTTAGCAGGAACTAATGCTTTAGTTATGCGTCTAGCTTGTTCTGCATCACTTAAATTAGTATCATACTTAGGTGTTGATTTTTTAGAAGCTGCTACAGATTCGCCAGCAAGGATATCATTTTCTTCATCAGATACAGTGGGCATATCTTCCCATTTAATCTTTGGATTACTTGGTTTATTGTAATATTTAGTAGCCATTATACAAACCTACCTTTAGTTTTACCTTTAGTAGCGCAGCCATCAGCAGCTTTTACAAAACCACCGGATCTATAGCATTTGCCGCCAGCTTTCATCTTTTTGGCATCTTCCATCTTCTCACCTTTAGCATATTGCATAGGAGTGATTTTACCAGATTTAATAGCTTTAGCTTCTTTAAGCTCTTCGCCTTTAGTATCTTTACCTTTAAACAGTTTTTTTAGATCGGGTTTTTTAGCTGCCATTTTACCGCCCTCGTTAAATTTTTTGCCTTTGTCGGCTTGATTAAATTCTTTAGCTACTTTTGCAGGAATACCAACTTTTTTAGCAAAGGCTGGGTTATGCGCGGCAGCTGCCATTAGATTTCTTTGAGCTTTTGATTTACTTGGCACCGCAGTTCCACCTTTTTAGTGATGCGGCTTTACGTGTAGGTTTACCGTTCTCATCTTTCATAGGTCCCGGCATACCTGACATTCTGGCGCAAAATGATTTCTTTCTTGGCCCCCCTTGTGGTTGTGGGGCTTTAAGATTAGATCCTGTAGCTGCATTATATTTGGCTCTACCTTTTGCGGTCAAACCTGCACCTTGAGATACTGGGAGTTTCTCACCTCTACCAACAGCTAGACTTGGAGCTTTCTTAGTAGCCATAACTTTAGTTCTTTATTACGTCAAATAACCAAGAAGCCGCTGCACCAACTGTTGCACCAACTCCACCAATCATCATAAACATGCGCCATCCACCTTTAGCTTCAGATAAGGTTTTACTGATTTCTTTTATGGTTTCTTTTATTTCGTCCATATCTTTAATCATTTTATCCATGTCATTCTGCAAATGTCGTATATCCGCACTGTGGGTGGCGAGCTCTCTCACCGTTTGTATTGCTGGGTCTGAGGATCTTTGATGTTCCATAACTTAGCCATACACAACAGTAACACCTAACGGCACTGTAGTAGTAGGTGTGTACCAAATACCATTCTCAAACAAAATCCCTTCACCCGGCATTAACACATTTGTTACGTTTGAATTAGCACCTGTATCACATACAAGCTTACTAAGACCTACTGCAGCATTAGCAGGAGTTGCACCATCAGAAAAAGTAGCAGTACCTGCACCTGCACCACCTGCGATAATAACGCTTTTTAACCTAACTCGTCCCGGCACCAACGATACAGCCGTGCCTGAAACTGCAGCACTGGAGTGTATCGATTTGACGTCTGTTTGCATACTCATAATTAATCTCCTATATGTAAAAAGTTAAGGGCTGTATTATGCATTATCGTTTAAGGCCGAGGTCGATCAACTCTGGCCCCCTTAAATTAATTATTAAGCTGAAATAGGAGCTTCAGCACCAGTAGATGATTTTTGAGCATATGTAACAGTAACCCATGCAGCGCCAGTTACAGCAGAGCCAGCAGTAGTAGCTACGATAGCAACATCAGTAGTACCGATGTTTATGAACTGAAGCCATTGTTTAGTAGCTGAAGTATCGTCACGACCAGCAGTTGTAATAGTAGTAGAAGTAACGAATTTGTTAGCAGTAGTACCGTCACCAATAACAAGAGTAGTAGCTGAGTTGAATACAGTAGTTGTGTCTACTTGTATGTCAATGATTTGAGAGCCCGCAGGGAGAACCGCAACAGTAGTAGTGCCCGCAGTAGCTGGAAGAGCTGCCGCTTGTAATAAAACAACAACACCTGTGTTATCAATATAACCCGGAACGGTGCCAGTAGTATCTTTAACAGTACCTGTACGGACTGGGCCTGAAAATGTAGTAAATGCCATTTTAGTTTCCTTCATAGAAAGTCTAAGCCTAGTAGTCTTCTATGCGTCAGCGGGGGCTGTCTACTAAGCCGGATTATTCCCCGGTATGTTGTACTTATACTCCACTTTATTTAGTCTTGCAAGTTTATTTTATTTGATTTTTTGCTATTCTCTTCACGAGTAATAACAGCTAGGTTCCAAGGCACATGTAGCCCACTAACAAGCTCACCACGAAGCGGTACAATATGATCTACAGCATAGGGCACTCCAGTAACTTTGCTAACTAACATAGCATCTAAATAGAACTGTTTAATTTGTGCTTTATGCTCTTGTGTGAGCCACTTAGGTGTAGCTTGTTTGTGCTTGGTTCTGCGGTGTTTGCTGTTAGCTTTTAATATCTCAGGGTTTTCTACTTTCCATTTGTCTCTATACCGTTTTCTATCTTCCAAAGGTCTTGCCAATGCTTTAGATATAACTAACTCTTTATTATTTTCATAGTATTTTTTACCTGCTTTTTTACTAGCTTCAGATTTAGGTAGTAATGCACGTTTTGCATTGGTTTCTTCCCATTCTATTTTAAGGCAGTCCATACAAGTGCCTTTAGTTTTACGTAGGGCAATGTGCCCATGCTTACATGGTAAACCTGTGAAATAGTGAGATGCTTTGGTTTCTTGTGCTTCTTTACGAGTAGCTGGGTATTGACTGTACATGATATTATCCTGTTTTGGTATTTGACACAGGTATTAATATACAGGTTTATTTTAGTAAAACAAGTTTTATTTTGTAAATATTTACATCACACCATCTAAAAAAGTAACGTAAATAGACATAAAAAAGGGCCTCCGAAGAAGCCCTTAATTTACTCTAAGTAGTTGATTCTATTGACTAAGCGCCAGTAGAACCGTACATACTTAAGGGATCACTCCAGCCGAAGCTGTAACGTTCACGGCTCCGGTATCTTACGTTCCCAGTGTCAAAGTCCCCCGACATGTCATTAGTAATAGGAGCACGGACAAAGTGCTTCATACCATTAGGAACATCAGTAGTTAAGAACCAAGCATTGCTGTCAGTCAAGAAGTGGTTGATAGCATAACCTTGTGGAATAGAACCGTTGTTTTTCAATGCGTTGATATCATTGTCAGCAGTTCCTACACGTTGTTCAGTTTCCAACAAACGAGTTGCAACGAATTGCAATGCAGGTGGAACGATCAACTTTTTAGGTTTAGCAGCAATCAACAGGCCACGCTCATCAGTCCATGCAGCGATTTGAATAACAGCCGCTTCCAAAGAAGTTTCGTTTAAATCAGCAGGAGTTGAAGGAATGTTACTGTTAGTACCACCAGAAACTAATGGGTGAGCAGATGAGAACAAAGATACGCCGTCACCACCAACATAGCTAGAAGAGAAGCCATTGTTTAATACAGCAGCTGCTTTAACTTGTTTAGTGTAAGACATAGCACGAGCCAAACCTTTAGTGTAACGAGCAGACAAAGAGTCATACAAGTTATCTTCAATAGCTTCTTCAGTTAATGAGAAGCCTAAAGCAATAGTTTCGTGATTGTAGCGTGAAGTCCAAGCTTCTTGAGCATTGTCATAAGCGATGGCCGAACCTTCGTTTTTAACAGGAGCTGCAGAGAAACCAGACAGTTTTGTTTCTTCTTCAAATGAACGCTCAGAAGACTCAGTTTCATAAATTTCTTTATGTTCTTCGCCGTAACGAGCATATTCCAAACCAAACAGAGCGTTAAGACCCGGTAATAGTTCTTTTAATAGTTGTGCACGTGAAATAGCCATATATTATTGCTCCTTAAGCGCCGTAATATGAATGAATACCGAAGTTAATTTTAACCAACACTTCTGGGTATTGGACAATAACTAAGGTAGCAGAAGCTGGGATAGTTACACCAGACGCTGCGTTCATAACAAGAGAAGTTGCACCCACAGCATAGTTAGCTGTTAAGAATGAACCAGTTTGTACTAATTGACCATTAGCAGCTATAAAGTTAACTTCAGAACCAATTACTAATGGAGAAGTTAAAGCTGGTACAGTAATAGTAGCAGATGTAGTTGAAGTGCTTGGAACAGAAGTAGATATAGCTGTTTCTTTAACAGTATCAATAACACGGTACACTAAACCAGTACTAGGAGTTGCAGATGGAGTAACAGCACCTACAG